CGCTGGTCAATGGCCTGTCGCCGCTGACTGACTGTTGACTCAAATTTCATCGCCGCCTCGTGGCCGCGTTGGTTGCCGGGTTGTAGTCGAAGTCGGCGGGCTTTCTGCGAGTCGCCCGCGCCGCGCGGTCCTTCGCCCGTTCCGCCGCCGTCATCCGATCCCGTGCCCGACCAGTGGCCGTCAACTCACCTTTGGCGTTCATATGGCCACGCTTCTTCAGGAGGGCAATGGCCTCATCCCGTGACCCAACCTGGGCAGTGAGCCGGCTCACCAGCTGGTGCCGCCCCATGAACTGCTGGGTCGTCATCCCCCGGCCCTCATGCCTGGCCGCCCAGTAGCATTATTGGACATCTGCCCTTCCTGCGACTGGCGAACCTGCTCCGCAGGTGCACGCGCGTTCTGCGGAGAAGGCACCTGACTGCCCTGCTGGCCGGGGGGCATCGGCCCGCCCGGACCACCTGGGATCCCGCCCTGAGCCTGCAGCAAAGCCAACTGCTGCTGTTGTGCCTGCAACGCCTTCAGCTGCTCGTCGTCCGGCACGATCTGCTCGTGGTCGAGACCGAGGTTGGTCGCCACGCTGCGCAGGACGTTGGCCCGCCCCTCCATACCGACGATCTGCATATCGATTGGGTTACCGGTCAGCTGCAGGAATTCCAGCTGGCGCATGCGGTCCTGCTCGCGCTTCACGGCGTAGTTCACACCCTTGACGACGATGTTCTCATCACCGCGGAACATGCCGGGCATGGTCAGCATCACCATGTTGTACAACTGCTGCAGCAGCGGCCGCCACACGTCACGGTCAATGCTGGCCGCTACGTTCTGCAGCGACTTGGACGCGTTGCCCATCAGCATCGCCAGGCCGGACGCAGTACGCCCCGCACCGCCCACACGCTCGTTGCCAGTCATGTAGCGAGGGATGGCGCTCACTTCATCAGCCATCAACGAGAACTTCTCGTAGATGCCAAGCAGCTCCGCCGCATTGGAGTTGGGCTGGAAGAAATCAATCGGTTTGGCTGTGCCGGTGAGCATCGGATCGAAGCTGACGTGCCACCGCTTCCACGGGTACATGTCATCACCCATACCAGGGTCGGCCAGGACCTGATCGTTGATCACTACCTGCGGGCCGGACGAAATCGAGATGTTGTTCACCAGTGCACGGACAGTCGCATTGCTTACCGACTGCACGTCATCGAGCAGGTCATACAGGCCGTAACCCGCAAGGCCGCCGGGGACCTTCTCGAAATTGCTGATGTAGTACGGAACGCGCTGGTCAGGGGACGGGTTGACCTGAACCTTGATGACGAAGCGGTCAATCAACCATGCCTGAACCTTGTACTCCTGCAGGGGGTCGGGAACTTCCTCTGCCGTCATGCCCCACTGCAGGAGCATGGACCCCTGCACAGAGCCGTGGAACTCCGCGGTGTCAATCAGGTTGGACGACGTGCTGGGCCACTGCTCGCGCATCTCCAGACGGGACCGCTCGGTGTCGGTCGTATCCCACCAGTCGCGGAAGCCGTTGTCGGGGAACCGCTCCAGTACCTGATCAATCTGGTCGTCGCGGTAGCCAGGCAGGCCCTTGACCGCCAGCAGGTCCGCGCGCGAAAGGCGCAGACGCTCAACAATCTCGGCCTCATGGATGTTGGCTGCAGACGGCGACCAGTACAGATCGAACGGTGACACGCGGTACCAGAACATGGTCGGTATCTGCGCCATCACCGGCTGCTGGTTCTGCCACGTCAGCTGGTTCTTCTTGCGGACGACCGGCCCCTTGATGCATGCAAAAGGGAAGATCGGCAGGTCGATGAGGAACTCCGCGAACGCGTCATACGCGCCGCCCTGGACCAGGATGTCGTCGAGCTTGTCGCCCGACCGTACCGCTTCCTGGACCGCCTTGTCCTTCGCCGCGCGCTCGGCTGCCTTGCGCAGCCCGTTCACACGGTCCTGGATCATCTGCGGGTCGATCTGTTGCCCCGCCTGCTGGAGCGTGGCGATCTCGGTTTTCACCAAGTCGTCCACGCTTTTCATCACGTCATCAGGAATGTCGGGAACAGGCGTTGGGTCGATGTCCCACGGGCGCTCGGCCGAGAGATATACGTCACGCAGCAATGCCGTCGCGCCGCGGCACTTCGTCGCCGTCACGCGGGCGTAGACCTCGGAGCCACCGAACTGTTTGATGGCCTGCAGCTGCGTGGCTGAATACTGGCCCTTGTAGGTGCGGAGTGCATCGAGCAACCGCTGGGCTATGCCCTGCGTGTTCCGAAAATTCCGCATTTCCTCCATGCGCCGGCGGATGTGCGCCGCAAGCTCGGAAGCCACGGCATCTTGCCGCTGAGCCTCGTTATCGGCTTCAATGCGCGCAGCATCCTCAGCATCCAGCTGGTCATTCCCGACAACGCGGAGCAGCCCTCTGTCGGGTGGCGGACCAGGGGGGGCGGCTGTTGCGGGAGACGGGGAAGCTGGGGGCGGAGGAAGCCCTGAATTCGGATCAGGTGGCAGGGCGGCAGGGATTGCCAACGCGGTCTCCTAGCCTAAAACACGCGCAATGGTATATTACTCTCCACTGTAGCTGTCAACTTACGTAACAGGATCGCCAAATGAGTGCTCAGGGAACCCTGAAGACTTCATCCGATCAGGCCATCGCCCCCCTGGGGGTAGACCTGCAAATATCCGCGCTCAGCGCCCATATTGCAACCGAACTGGCAGCGGGGCTGTCAGACGTTCCCGCCATCCGTGAGCGGTATGGAATCACCGAAATCCAGTGGGACTCCCTCAAGAAAAACCCGGTGTTCCGCCAGATGGTGGCCGAGGCGATCAAGTCCCTGCGGGGCGACCTGAACGCCGGTGCCCGCATCCAGAAAAAGGCCGACATCATTCTGGAAGATGCCCTGCCGGCCTACGACCGCATGGTCCACGACCCCACCATCCCCGCCCAGTCCCGCATCGACGCCGGCAAGCTGCTGGCCCAGCTGGCCGGGCGCGCAGCCAAGAATGACGGTATCGCGGTACCCGGTAGCGGCTTCGTCCTCAACATCAACCTGGGTGGTGCCAACAAGGGCGTCACCATCGAGAACGCAGCCATCACGGACGTACCGTGAGCGAGATCACATACGACGCGCCGGCCACGGTCGCGGCGATGATGATGAGCGACGCGCTGGTGCGCGTACTCACCGGCCCGGTGGGCAGTGGCAAGACAACCGGCATGGTCATGGAGTGCGCGCGGCGCATGGCCCAGGAGAAGCCGGACCACAACAAGATCCGCAAGACCCGCGTCGCCATCGTCCGCAACACGAACCAGCAGCTGCGCCAGACCGTCATGCCTGAAATCGAAAAATGGCTGATGCCTGCTTTTCGCTACAAGGTCACGGACAGCACGCTGCAGTTCGACTTCCCGCTGCCTGACGGCACGCGCGTGCAGAGCGACTGGATGTTGATCCCGCTGGACACGCCCCGCGACGTGCAGCGCCTGCTGTCGCTGAACCTGAGCTTCGCATGGGTTTCGGAATTCCGCGAAGTACCAATCGAGATCATCGAAGCTCTGCTCGGCCGCGTTGGCAGGTACCGCTCACTGGGGGTGGATGAGTCCACCTTCTACGGCGTGATGATGGAATCCAACATGCCGGACGAGGACTCGGCCTGGTACCAGAAGCTGGAAGTTGAACTGCCGAAGGACTGGCGCATGTTCAAGCAGCCCAGCGGTCTGGACCCACTGGCCGAGAACGTGGAGAACCTGCGCAAGGGCTACTACCAGGACCTGATTGCAAACAACACTGAGGACTGGTCCGACGTGTATGTCCGCGCGCAGTACGGCAAGAGCCTTGCTGGCCAGGCCGTGTTCCGCACCAGCTTCAAGCCTGATTACCACGTCGTACACGAAACGCTGAAGCCCAACCCGCACCTGCCGTTGATGGTGGGTCAGGACTTTGGCCGCACGCCGGCCAGCCTCATTGGACAGATCGACTCCCGCGGCAGGCTGGTGGTCTTCCGCGAGATCACATCCGTTGGAACAGGCATCGAGCAATTTGCGATCACGCAGCTGCGCCCGGTAATGTTCAACACCTACGCCGGAATGTCGTCATTCATGATCGGTGATCCCGCCGGCCGCGAAAAATCACAGGTCGGTGAGGAGTCCCCGTTTGACTGCCTCAAGCGCCTGGGCTTCATGATCTATCCCGCGCCCACCAACGACATCGAGCCGCGCCTGCGTGCCGTCGAGCAGATGTTGCTGCGTCAGTCAGACGGTGGACCGATGGTGCTGATCGACGCCGCCAATTGCCCCACACTCGTGACGGCAATGAAGTCGAAGTACCGCTACAAGCGCAAGCTCAACGACGAACTGGACGAGAAGCCTGACAAGGCACACCCGTGGTCAGATGTCGCGGACTGCCTGCAGTACATGTGCCTGGGTGTTACCGGCAACTACATGGCCAAGGTGATGCGGGACTCACGGGCGCGCGTACGCAGACCCCCAGTGCCCGTGGCGGGATGGACCTAACGGTAGTGCTTGTCGATCCAGGGGATCGTTTCACTGAGTGTATCTGGAAAATATTTTCCATTGAAGAAGACGATACGCGCCGCTTCCGGCAGCTGGTACTCGGTGTGCTTCAGGTGTTCACGGAATGAGTAGACCCCATCCTTCCAGGTCCAACGCTTCTCGTTGCGCTCGCCCAGCAGGTAGCTGATCCACGCCTGGTCCGTGCCGTAGTATCCCGCCTGCAGTGCGCGTGACATGGCAAACCCTGGGTCCTTCACGAACCGGTCCCACACTTCTGCGCGAGCACCGGAATTCATCATCCACATGCTGCCGTTGAACGGCGTGCGCCGGCCGTCCTCACCCCAAATCACAAAGTCTTCTTTCCGGTTCCACACCGGCGACATGTCGCCCGTGATCACTGCATCGAGGTCGAGTGACACGAACCGCTCCCCGATCAGGGTCTTCATCTCGGCAGAGAAGGCGCGCAGCCGACGGTAGCAACTGGGGCTGCCTGCGCCGTATATCGACTCGGTGGTGGAGAAGTCCTCCCACAACGGGATGACATTCACGTCCTTGCCGAAGCCGCGGGTCATGTCGGTGATGACGTGGAACTGATGCGGATGCGGGTAATGCCGCTTCACCATCCGCTGCAGGATGTTTACGTGCCGGGGAGTGAATTGCGAATGGTAGTCCTTCGGCGGCCGCCAGAGCCAGGTGACGACGTGAAGCATTCAGAGCACCCTGACATACGCTGAACGGATCGGCTGCTTCGACTGAAAGTCTTCGGCCTCCCGTTTCGCCTGGAGCCTGGCCACGTATTTTTTATGGTGTTCGTCGCGGCTGAGAGAAGTGGTATCGGCATCAGCAATGACGGGCTGTCCTTCTCGGGTTCGCCGTCCAAACCCCAGGGAAACCACATCACCCCAGTGGAACTCAGGAACCACCCCCCGCAGCTGTCGTAAGAACTGGTTATCCCCTCCGTAGCCTCCGCCTCCATGAACCGTAAGATCGAGATCATATCCTCCGACCCGCCAAAAAGCAGAATTTCGTACAAGGAAGGTATTGATGTGAATTTTCCTGAACCCATCGGGAAATTCCCTCTCAATCGTGTAGTGCTTGCGCGGGTCCCAGTCCTTCATGAGCATGCGCGCCATCGCCTCCATCGGCATGACTATATCGATGTCGCTCATGAACATCCACGGATCTTCCCCGTCCGCCTTCGCCTGCTGCGCGCCGATATTGCGCGCCTCATGCATGTTGAACGGCAGATCGACGGGTATGCGGTACAGCTGCAGCCGCAGGTCACACTGGCGCAAAATGCTGGTGGGTGGCTCGGCACTGCCATCGTCCACGACAATCAGCCGCACCCGGTCCCGCACCGCGGCCGGATACATGTTCCAGTGAGTCACCTGGAGCCGCAGCATCTCCGGGTTGTTGTAGTAGGGGTAGATCATCACCAACTCGTTCATGTGTGAGTCATCTCCTTGAACTTCTTGTAGTCGATGACCGGGAATGCATCGATCAGGGACCGGTGATTCACGTTGAAGACTTCAATGCGCCGCTTGGCAAACTGCTGCGCAATGTCGGGAAAGTGTGTGGCCCACCGCTTGAGCCTCGCGTTGTGGGACCCACCGTCCGCATTCCACGGATTCGCACCGTGCCAGTACGGCTGCCCCTCGGGTCCGCGCTGCATGTCAAACCCCAGCAGGAACACCCGTTTTGGCTCCAGCTGATAGGCGTAGTTGAGCGCGCACACACCGGAGTTCTCGCCATTGAGGTTGAGCCGGTCGGGGCACATATAGCTCGGGTCGCCAGGGCTGTTGTGAAACAGATACGTATACGGCAACCCCACCGGTGTCGCCTTGGGCGGCCGCGCATTGAAGTTCTTGAGAATCGAGTCCCGCAGCCAGATCTCCCTGATGTGCCCCTGACCGCACCAAATGGGGTAGCAGTGCTCGGCAGCGAGCCGGTCCATCGTGAGCGCAATGTGCGGCTTGCTGTGAAGCGCCGCGCCATTGACGCCGATAAGCAGGCCGCGGTTCTCCAGGCCGGTAAGCCGGTACTTGATGCAGGACCAGCCACTGGCCAGGACGATCACGGTGTCAAACATGGAATGCCAACCTCACGTATTTTTCTGCCTGAGCCAACACATCCGGCTTGCCGAACGCAACAACCATTTCTTCGAGCCAGCCCCGCTTCGTGCGGCGCACGTCGCAGACGATCATACTGCCGGCTTTCATGCATGCCTTCACTGCCGCAATGTAGTCGCTTGGCGGGATGTGGAACGGCCACGCCGCAAAACTCCACACCAGATCGAAGCAGCCCTGCTCCGCGCGCACGAACTCCCCGGTGCTGATGTGCCTGAACTTCGTCACGCCGTTGGCCTTGAGGAAGTCGGCACTCACTGCCGCATTGCTGAACGTATGCGCGTGTGCCATGACCTCGGGCGGATCGTCAATACCATCTACGAGTGTGAAGTCAGCCAGAGGATGGTCGGCAGCAAGACGTACCTCCATGTGGCCCATCCCAGGGCCAATCCCACACACGCGGTGTAAATCACGGCCCCCAAGAACAGCAGCCACCGATCCGTACGTCGATTCCACAGAGGCTTCGAATTCTGGCTGCCATTTGTTGAAGTTGTGTCGTGCATTGGATACCTCCCCACGTTGGATGGACAGATACTGGAATGCCTCGGGGCTGATGATCATAGCTTCCCCTTGTTCAGGTACATGCCGACATGCCCCAGGTCCAGGGCCTGCCTCCCTGCCGATGCAATGCGGTCGGCAAGGCAAGTAGCCGTGGGGCCGGCACAGAGAATCACCCGATGGCTGCGCGTGTCCATCACCTTCTCGAACAGTTCATCGATCTGCTCGTAGGAATGTGCGTAGCTGCACTCTACGAACTCCACGTCGGTGGATCCTGTGTCGAGAAGAAACTGCGGGGTGAGGCTGCGTACTCCGTTGGCGACCAGCGCAACACGTTTGCCGGCCCACAGGGACACGACCGACCGCCAGTAGTCCACCGTGTCGATGTCCGGGGCTGAGTCAGGGCGGGAGATGAATGCGGAGTAGTAGGTCGCCGTCTCGTGGAGGAACGGCAGGAACTTCGCTGCATATCGAAGCCAGATCGGGTTCTTCGGCGCACCGTCACAGATCCTCGGTATACCGACCAGGCAGTGCCTGCCGGCGTTGTAGATCACGTCCTGCAGTTCTTCCATGATGCCCGGCACGGCCTTCTGCGAAACGCACCGGCGGCCGTACATCAGCTTCAATTCTCCATCCCCGAACCGCGCGATGGAAGCCCCGTCATGCAGGGCCTTGAGAGTCTCACGTTCTGAGACCACGGTAGGGTATTGCCGCCGCCCATCCCCCTGTGCCATAGTTGCCTCGCCTCTTGGTTGTCCGACAAGGCCGCCCGTGGTGATCCACGCACCGGCCTCCTACAGACCCGGCCCCTGCATGTTCAGCGGCCGGGTCTTTTTCGTTTCAGGCCGGCCGGGTGTTGGCCGTCAGGGCGCGCGTCGCCTCCAGGTCCATGATCTTGGCCCCCAGGGCCATCTGATCGACCCGCAAGGGGGTGCTGACCGGCATGATCCGCCCGTCCTTGCCGAAGACCGCCGCCATCAGGCCGGAAACCTCTCCCGCCCCGTGGAGCCTCACCAGATGCTCCAGGACCTGCGTGACGATCTGCGCCGGGTCAGGGCGCGGGGGTGGGGCCTGCTCCGCCCTGGCAGCCCCCGCGGCAGCCCCCGCGGCGGCCTGCATGGCCTCGGCAAGGACGGGAGAGGCCGAGCCAATGGGCTGGGGGGAGGTCGCCCCGCGGTGCACCGGGTTGGCCGGCTGGGGCTGCTCGTCGAGGGGCAGGTCCATCTGAGGGCCGCCATTCACCTGATCCATGAAATTCTCCTGGTTGTCGGCTGCGCTAGCGCGTGCCTGGGTTGCGTAAAGCGGCCACATCGAGCAGCCGGAAATAACTGTCCACGGCACGGCGCAGATGCTCCGAGACGGTCATGCCCGTTTTGTTGGCCAGGGCATCGAGGCGGGCATCCTGCTGTGCCGTGAGCATGACATGCCGGCGGACAC